GTTGTCAACACACCATGTGAGGCACAACTACCAATTTTCTACTTCCAAAACACTTTCCTGCCATGTACGAGTTTCTGAATATTTTGGAAGATGGTATTCCCGGTCCATATAATTAAGATGCAAAAGCTCATCATAATCAGGAAACCTTTCCGGAATTCCCTGCATTCCAATTTTAAGCAGATATTTCCTATCATCTGCCAACAACTCAGGGATCATTCGATCAACATTTTGCTTACCATAGGCATGACAACTCATCTCGTATTCAATATCAAACACGAATTTTATCATATAAAATGCCAATGGTTCAACACCAATTGTGTCATATGCCAGACCTATCAACCTACTCAAATTTCGAAATACAGGTGCTCCCCTATCTTTGGGAACCGCCATACGCCATTTATATTGCATTAATGGACGCCAGGGAACAATAGGACAAATATTAGGATGATGGACAGTTAAACCAAAATTTTCACTCAGTACAAACTGACGTTTCAAATATACTGGACCAGTATAAACAGTACGCAAAACTGTACCACCCACAACTGTATGATATGTAATAAGAGAATTATATGTATTTTTATTTTTCATAACAACACCATATTTAACAAAAATAAATTCAGCAAACCCCTCAACAGAAATTTCATCCAAATCACGGGGACTACCTCCCAAAAAATCATCACCAAAAAACAAGTTAATAATTCTACGAGCAAGTAAATACATCCAAATTCTTTTTCGAACAGAAACTTCAGACTCAGCCATCACAGAAAAAATATATGCCAACCAATAAAACATTATCATTATCCAAGAATTACCATGAGACGTTTCCAAACTTCCGGAAGGCATAAAACCAATAATAAGCATAAAGTCCTCTAGCCACCTAACAGTTTTTCCAGCTAACATTTCAGCCAAAGCTTCTATAATGCACTGTATTAACAAGTACATTGGATCCTTATCATCACGCTCCAACCATACCAAAGAAAACATTTGATAAAATACTAAATGCATAGCACCAATTGAAGTATCAAGGCTTGAAATATCACCATCAAAGAACTTTTGCGTACCCGCACTAACAAATTTATAACTACGATAAGTAATATCATTTTTGTCAAGAATTAACTCATACTTATCACCCAACTCTCCAAACAATGCATCATATTTTAACTTAGCACCTCCCTTAAGCCAAGAAGTACCAATTTCAATATGAGCACTTAAATTGCGAGCACCAGGATACAACAAATGAAAATAAGGATAATATGTCCGTTCAATTTTCCGGAATTGCAAAAACCGACCAAGAAAAGAATCTTTATATAGTGCAAAAATTCTACCTTTATGGTTATATTCCCTAACCTTGTCTGGATTTAAAGTTCCTTCATCTAAACTAGACCGATTTTCATCTTTAAAAGAGAGCGAAGTTATCGGTTGCTTAAAATGTTTCTCAATAGGAACCATCCCATCTTTAATATGAATTGCCGCAGAAATCATGAAAGCAGAAAAATCTCGTAATATTGAAACTAAAGCCTGATTTTTAGAAGGATTGTCAACAAAACGATAAGTACAATATTTGGTTTCAATTTCACCTAAATTAGGAAACCTCTCAAAACCATTCTTTTTATTACCAAGAGGAATCAAACTAAATTGGTGAGGCTCAAAAGTAAAGCGAACCTTTTTCTTTGACCGAACACAATACGAATACCAAAAATTTAAAGCACGATTAACAGGCTCAAAGTCAAAACCTGGACGAAAAGAAGGAAATTTTCGAGGAAATTTTTGTAATCGAACATGCAACATCCTCTCAACATAATATATAACATTCGTAACATAAGGATATTTCTCAGTTCC